TACGTTAATAGTGCTCATACGATCACCCACGTTGATCCGCTAGGAACAGTAACAGTAGCACTTGCATCAATAGTAATTGGCCCTGCACTGACAGCGTTTTCGTTTGTTGTTATACTATAACTTGTTGTCACGTTTTGCTCGTTTTCATAAAATATTTCATCTCCACCTGCTCCAGTAGCCCCACCACCTATGCTACCCCAAGCGGCCCCATACCCCTCAAAACTTCCTGTAGTGCTGTTGTATCTAATGTACCCTGCTGATGGTGATCCATCTCGTTGTGCGGTAGTACCCGCAGGTAATACGGCTGAACCTGTAGCAGATGTTTTATCTACAAAGTTTAATGTACCACTGCTTGCCGCTGTAACACGACCTTGCTGATCTACCGTAATAGATGATGCAGTGTAACTTCCGGGGGTAACCGCTGTGTCTGCTAGTTTATCCGCAGTAACAGCGTCATCAGCAATAGTTGCCGTAGCAACTTGTTTCCATGCTAAACCATTAGTAGCCGAAGGATCGGCAATTACAGCGTAGTCAGTAGTCCCAACTGGAAGTCTTGTTTCAGAGTCTACTGTATTGTATACAAGTAGATCACCTTTAGTGGTTAGTTTGTCTGTACCTACAATTGATACCATCTGCCACTCAGAAGCGGTAGACGAATACTTCATGTATTGATCGTTAGTAGGTGCGGTAGAGGATACGGATTCACCCTGTATGCCTGTTACAGTAACTGCACCAGTGTTAGTCATTGTAGAGTCGCCAGACAATGCGGCGGCTGTAAATCCAGTGCCGTCACCAATAAGGACTTGAGTGTCTGCTACTGCTTTATCAGAAGGCACACCGCTTGAGTTAGCATCTCTAACCTTTACTGTGTTAGCCGCCATGTCTGCTAGTTCAGCGTTGGCTACACCGCCATCTTTAATTGTAATGTCACCAGAAGATGCCGCAAAGTTAGCAGAGTTAAATGACGCTACACCCTTGTTAGATGTAGATGCGTCTTCTCCTGATATTGTAAGCGTTGTCCCTGTTGCTGAAGTGTCAATTCCTTCACCGCCAGTAACCGTTAGGCTTTCTGAATCAAGATCAACGTCAATAGTGCCGCTATCAGATATAACATCCAAATCTTGTGCTGTAACTTGTGAATCAACATACGCCTTGATTGACTGTTGTGTAGCAAGTTTAACAGCCGAATCGGAGGCCATGTCATCTTCATCTTTAATTCCTGTAACCGTTGCTCCATCACCCGCTACGTTAACGCTACTAAACTTACCAGTAGATGCGGTAGTAGCACCGATAGGAGTTCCATCAATAGAACCTGCATCAATGTCTACACTGTTAGATGTTAGTGGTGATACCGCTAAAGTTATCCAAGCATCATTTGCTTCATTTCTAATCTTTAGTAAGTCGTTTGTCGTGTCAAACCAAACAAGACCTGCTGATATAGAAGTAGCAGGTGCCGATGCTGACGCATGAATTGCGTTAACAGCGGCATCTACGGAAGGAAAAGAATCCTTTAATACTTTTTTAATTAAACGTAAATGATCGTCCCCTTGAGAAACTTGATCTGTTGCGGCAGGATTTGTATCTACCAATCCGTTAAGATATGATGCGCTTTCTAATGCCATTAGTAATATCCACCTGTATTCATTACTCTAAGAATAGAACCTGAATGCCTGTCTTTGTTATCTTGTTCTTGTAGAGTGTTTATAGATTCTTGTAATGCTTGCGCCCATAATTGAGTTCTAGCATCGTTCATTAAAAAAGGCTCTGCTTCAAGTAAAGTGCCGTACAAATACACATCTGGTGCATTTTGAATTACCCAATTAGTAGGGGCAACATCAGTTAATGGGTCAAATGTTTTGTAATACAGCATACTTGTTGTATACACTACATCAGGCGTTGGGCCAAGACGTATATTATCGCCAATAATTGTATAAGTTAAAGGTTTGCCTTGCTGACTTCCTGCATTTAATCTAACCATCATTTCTGGGGTTAAATATTGCAATTGAGTTAAAGGGGATGTTGTCAAATGAAACTCTCTCATTTGAACATAGCCCGATGGTAATGCTATTGTGCTAGTTCCTGCTACAGTAGATACAGAAGTGTCTAAAGTTTCCATAGCACGAAGGCGCAAGGTTCGATTAAATCGAGCCTCACACAAAGAAATAAACTCTGGAATCCTTGCGGTTAAATCATCTCTATCTAACCAGTTAGCAACAGCAGTCTGTAGTTCTGTATAGTTTGATATAGCCATTATCTACGAGAAATGTAATATACTTTATCGTTAATTGGAGCAAAGTTTGTTTGTGTTGCTCCTGCTTGACCGGGATTATATAGCCACATAGTTATAGCCTCGTTGGTGTAGTTCGTAGAAAAGCATTATTAGGATCGTTAAGATACTTCTTCATTAACTTGTGATCTTTTTCTATTGCTCCATTAGTTTCTTTCATCCACTGTTCCCATATAGTTACAGGAATAGATGCTACTCTCATGCCATGCTGTTGCTTACCAAAAGTAAGTTTATCACCATAGTCATTTAATAATTCTTTATTGTTATTTAATATACCTTCTACATCTTGATGAGTAACAACACTGGCTGTACCATCAGAGTGTTCCTCTACTGTAGTTTTACGGTAATGCTTATCTCTCATAGCGGTAGTGATCCTCTATCCTTAGACATTGCTTTTAAATTTTTAACTGCTTTTTCTACAGATGCTTTAACAGTGTAAGGTTTTTCTTTTACTGTTTTTTCTTTAGGCTTCTTAAGGCCCTCTTTAAGTAGTGCTTTGCTCATAGTATCCTCAGAAAGAAAGGCTCCCCCGAAGGGGAGCCAAACTCATTACGCTGCTTTAACGCCAATAATGGAACCGTTAGCCTGACCATTCTTACCACGAAGGCCATACTCAGCAACCATCATCTGCTTGACGGAATCACCAGTTTTAGCAAGGGTTTCGGTTTGGAAAGGACGCAAATAATCAATGCTCCAGAAATCGAAATCCAAAAGATACAACTGGTTTGCTAGACACAGACGGCTAGGCACAATCTTAAACGTACCAAAGTCTGTAACGATTACATCAACAGAATTAACAGCATGAGCAGGTGTTGCTTTATCGTGATTAGTTACAATATCAGCAACGACAGAACCTGCCAAAGCCGACATTTTAACTTTCAACGGAGCATCGCACATGATTACGTCGGGCGAACCACCCGCCTTCCAAATCTGCTCGACACAATTATTAAGCATACTCAAGGTCAACACAGCGGCGGCGCCACTAGCCGCTTTTGCCGCAGAACCATCTCCGGGGTTAGCAACAGCGGCATCAGTAGGGCCATCAATGATGTTTGAATCACCTGCCGTTGAGTCACCAAGCCATGAGTTAACAGCGGCTGTCTTTCGAGCCGCACCTGCACCACCTGCGGTAGCAGTATCATTACCTAGCATCATCTTTTCCATGTCACGCTTAATTTCTTTAGCGCGTTTGGCAAGTTGATATGCCTGTGCAGATTTGCGACCTGCCCAATCAACGGCTTCTGCCGTACCTGAAGTCTGAACCGCTTTCTCAGAAATTTGAGTGTAGTTCACCAACTTGGTTGGCTCAACAACTGCCAACGATGCAGGATCATCACCTTCTAGTTTTTGGTTAGCGGCGGCGGCGGCGAGTTCATCTTTCTGCCACTCAAACAGAGTGTTAGAGCATGAGCCTCGACCTGCGCCAGACATGAACGGGGTGTCCATAGGACTAATGTTATAAATGATATCACTAAGGTCTTCGCGTACCTGTACGCCACCAAAGGTCAATCGGGTATTCGTAGGGACTGCCATAACAGTATACCTCCTTTGTTAAATGTCTACATAATCCTCAAAGAGAGATACAGAATCATTTACATGACCGCTCTCTTTAAGACGCTTCATTGAGGCAATACGTTTGGATTTAGAGGTATCGGCTTTTTTATTGGTGCCTTTACCTGACCTAATAACTTTAGGTTTATTCTTAATCTTTTTGGCTTTAACGTCAGACTTCTGAAGAGCGTCATACTTAGCCGCCTTCATTAGTACAATTAACGATCTATGGTCTATTAACTCTTCCAGTTCTTCTTTTTTGAATCCCTGATTTAGAGCGTAAGAAGAAAGTTCCTTTGCCATTTCGCCACGCTTATCTGGATCATTCCATTCAGGCACTGCTTCTACTAAGCGTTTGTGTTCTTCCTGAAGGGCCATCTGCTTGACTTTAGCAAATTCTGCTTGTTGTTTCTGTTGCTCAACTCCTTGCTGTGCTTGCGCTTGCCTAACACGTTCTTGAGCGTCACGAAACTCTTCTTTCTTAGTTACAAATCCAATGGGGTCTTCTTCTTTAAGACTTTCCCAATCTACATTTGCATACTGTTCTAGACCTGCCATAGAATTCTGAACAAATTGTCCTAGTGCTTCCATGTATTGCTGACGCTCCGCTTGTGCCTGTGAAATTTCAGTAGCCCATTGCTGTTGCATTTGGGCCATTTGATCTCGTTGGCTTGCAAGTTCTTGCGTTTTACGAGTATAGTCAGATTGTCGGGAGTACCCATTAACAAGTTCGTCAAGACTAACTTCCATTTCTTCTCCGTCAACTTTAACGGAATAAACTTCTTCAGTCTCTACTTCCTCATCTTCATCTAACTGTTCCTCTTCAGATTCTTCCTCAACTTCGGTTTCCTCTTCTAAGGCATCCTCTTCCAATGGTTCGTCTTGAGTTTCCTCAATGGACTCTTCAACATTTTCGGTAGGTTCGCTTTCCTGTGTTTCTGGTTTGACCTCTTCAGGTTCCAATAAACCAAGGATTGCTGATTGTGCTTCTACTATACTTCCAGACTCAACTGGGAGCGGGGCTGATTGCTTGTCCGCCATTACAAATTCTCCTATATGTGGATGTCCTTGATCTTCCTCGCTAACTCTCCAGACTCTACAATACTGGTTAGGTGTAAGCGTATTCGCTCAAGGAGCCGTAAAGAAAGCCATGATTGCTCACGAGTTTCGACATCTTTCACACTTGTTTGTATCCAAGTGGTATGTATATCTTCTGCTAATTGTTCAAATGCTTCGTTAAACATCGGGTCACTGAGGAGGCGTTTTGCTTGTTCCTCTCGTTGTTGTTCTGTCATTACTATCCTATATATGCTGAATCTATTAATCCAAAACTAGAACCATCTCCAACGCCATCTGCATCTCTTACAATAGGCGCTCCTGTATAAGAGTCATAAGTTATAGTTGATGGTGCAGGTTCTGGTACTGATGGTAAACTTGCAAGATATGCTTCGTAACCTTCTGCTGTTTTCATATCAAATCCTCCAGTCTCTTCAAGATAAGTAGGATCATCTATGCCGTAGAATGGCCCCGGATCAGCATCAGGAACAACACCTGCGGGGAGTTTGCTAATATCTGGAATAAGACCACGTTCATCAACATATTCTGTAATCGGAGGATATGTCATGCTCGATGGGTAGTTACTTGGATTAGGAGGAATATAGTCATTCAAAAAACTTGACCCATTTTGCGGTGGTGCAGGTGAATGAGTATTGTAATACCATTTCATTAAATCTTCTTTATCTGTAAAATTAATCATTGTATTATCCTATTAATACTGATCTTTCTTGATCTCTTTCAAGAGCAAGTTCTGCCGCTTTTAACTGAGCGTCAACTGCCGCTTCTTGTGCGTCTTGTTGAATCTTAGCCATTTTAACTTGCACGTCAGCGGCTTTTATTTCTAACTCTTTTTGTTTAAGTTGCATTTCCATTTGATCTTGTTGCGCTTTCATTTGCGCTTCAGGATTTTGTTGTTCTGGTTGTTGAGGCGGTGGTTTAGTTAAGTAGTCATCAACATTCTGATAACCCATTGCTTTAATTAAAGCCGCTCCTAAATTGTACATATTGTCTACGGTTACGATAGGTAATCCACCACGCATGGATTCTGAAGCAAACTGTAACATCTGGGAAAGATGTTGCATTTGCTCATTCTTTGATCCATTACCAAGAGCGACAGACACAGTGCAGTCCATTTTATCTGACCACATATCTGGTCTAATAGGAACCCACTCGTTTCTTAGCATAACAACTCTTTCTTTATCTTGGTACTTAACTAAAAGTTCGTAGATACAGTACATAAGTTCTTTAACGCCTGTTTCTGCAAACTGACGAGCAATCAACTCAACCCTGCTCTGAGCGTTAGTCATTACTGCATTTACTGCTGTTGCCGTTGTGTGACTTGTAAGGGCGTCTGCGTTAATGCCTTGAGTATTTTTATTTACACCAGTTCTTGCTTCCCTTACTTCGTCAAGATAACCAAGCATCTGAAATGATTCTGGCTGTAAAGGAGGAGTAGCCAAGGGCATAACTGCATTGGGTGATTTAACCCTAACAATACCGCCCGGACGTTGGGTTAGCAAATCATCAAGGTTTGCTTGACCTTCCATTACAGCGTATCTACCAAAGTTTTGGTTATAAGCATTGTCCATTAAGTTACGCATTAACGTACTCTTAATTAACTGCAAGTCCATAACAAGATCAGCAACAGACATACCAAAGAATTTATGAGGAATTTTTAAAGGGGTAATGGAAACAAAAGGAACCTTGTCAATTTCTTCGTTAGAAAATATATAGTCGCCTACACTGCAAACTTTTCTTAGTTCTGCAATACCGTCATCGTCATAGTCTGTTTGTATAAATGATTCGTGAAGCCAGTATTCTCTTAACGCTTCTTCACCAGACTCATTCATGCCATCACCCCAAGCAAATGAGTCATCTATCTCATATCTGGCTTGACGTTCTGCATTGTAAACTTCTTCGTTATATCCTGCGCCTAGTTCACCAACATCAAAATCATCATCAGGATACATCTGTCTAAGTTCTGATACAGTTTTCTTTACTCTGTGGCAAACAAACCTTGCATCTTGAATACTTTTTGCTTCTCTAGAAATTAAAAATTCATCAGGCGGTACGTTTTCAATTTTTATTTTACCGTTATAACTAGACCTTTTAATTACAAGATCATGATATATTACACCATTATCT